GCTATAGCACTATAAGCTGCCATATCTATATAAGTATCTTCAGTTACCTTACCTGCCTTTGTTCTGGCCATCTTAAGTAAGGTCATCATCAAAGCAACATCATGTCCTGTGATATTCACATTTAAAAATGCAGACCAAAGCCTGGCTATATTATTATGCATAACCTCTTTATCCCCATACTCTTTTGCCCTATCTCCTGATATAAGTTCATCAGCTATATTCAGCAACTCATTTGCGTTTTTCATATTTCTTTTTTAACTCCTTAATATTTATTGTTTCTAAATCGTATTCGCCTTTGTCTACGTTTCTTTTTACTATTAGCCCACTCCACCACAATCGTTGTGAAGCTTTAGCAAAAGGCTCTCTATGGTGTAGATAGCATCCTGCATTCAATCCCATAATCTTTCTGCCATTATGCATAGATCTGATTGCATAATCAAATAAATGAGAATGTCCTACAGTAGCTGATTGAAAGTTCTTTTTCAATAAGTTAGAAGCTACATAATCTCCGCTAATAGGTTTACCCATCACACCACTCGCTATATTATGGCAATATAATATGCCATCTACCTCTATTATCTTTTCATATTCATGAACCTCCCATCCATAATCTTCAAAAGGTATATCGCTTACGCTTAGTTTACCGTCCAACTCTGGATTGTCTTCAACAAATTTAGTTATTCTATATTCATGGTTACCCTCCAACATTATCTTTTTACATTTTTTAATTTTTAAATGCTTGTTAAAATTATGCAGTGCTTCTTCTGCATGATCTATCTCCCTACTATATCTTCTCCCCTCGAAAGCTTTCTTTCCCCTATCAAAGTGTGACAGAGAATCCATATTTACCCAATCTCCCAGGCATATTATAACATCAGGTTTTACTTCATTAGCAAACTTAGCTGCCCAAATAAACCTATCATTACTTATACCCATTTTTACATGGGGATCTGGTATTATTAAATGCGTAGTCATTAGTTTAATCTCTCCTTCCTACGTTTTAGTATTTCATCAAAGCTAATATTATGCGTATCTTTTTGTTCATGCATAGCATCAATGCCGTATTCAAATATTAAATTAGGATCGTCTATGGTTGCTTTAACCATACCATATGCCATAGTTAATGCCACTGCAAAATTTTCTACTTTAGGCATATCAGTAGGTGGCAGTACGTTACATTCATAACCCTCATCTGTGGGGTTAATCGAAATAAAAATAGGCTTTCTTATAGTATCAGTCATGTTTCTCCTTTATTAGATAGATAAAATGCTCTGCATCAACTACAACTAAAGGCTCATGCTGATTCATCTTTATAACTGCTATTGCAGTCTCATCTTTTTTTCTGTGACTATTTGCTTGAGACATAATATCATAGATACCTTTAAGAGTTTCTTTATTCTTACATTCAATACAATAAGGTATAAGTTCTTTTGCCTTTGTAGATAATTTTATATCAACGCCAGACTCTCCCATAACAGCACCTGCCACATCATCTTCCGTTAATCCAGGAAAAGACTCAAGTAATTTTTCTTTTACCCAATTTTGTAGCCTTCTACCTTTTGCTTTTCTACTCCTGGTTTTCATTTTCCTCCCTAGGATTGTTTACCTTAGTGTACCAAACCCATTTAGGATTTAGTGCTTTTGATTGTTGTTGTGGTAAGTATTGCAGCTCAGCACCCCAACAAGGTTTCTTGTATGCACAAAATCTACACTCTAATCCTAGAGTTCTATTACCTGTAGTCTTTCTATTAAAAGTTTCTTCTTGATCTTCAAACAGTCTTTTAAATGGTGCGTCTGATTCTAAAGCTTCTATATTTTTTTGTGCTAGTTCTATAGCATCCTTAGAATATTGCTTATCAGATAAGGGAGTCTCGGCAACAGCCCATTCTCCTGTAGACTTATTGATAGCTATCCATCCACCAAAATCTGTATCTTCTGCTTTTGCGTAGAGATATCCTTGAGATACATATCCAAAAGTATCTTGTTTTAAAATGGCATCAAAGCCTCCCTCCTCACTAAACTTATTATCAAATGCCCAGGGCGATGCACTTTTTATATCCCAAATTTTATTCTGTATCTTAACATCATAAGTTCCCTTAATATTATTTTTTCCTAATTTTAATTTGACTTCTTTTTGTAAATCCTCTATGCGTATACCTGCAGCTTTCATTATTGCAACAGCAGACGCTTCTATAAGATCTCCAAATAAGTTTCTCATTTTAAAATTATAAGGCATAGGCTCGGCCTCTGCGTTAGATTTTTCCATCTGTAATTGGCATAAAGGTCTGCCAATGCTAGACATTCTTATCCTAAATTTATTATCTCTAATATCTGTAAATTGTTTTTTAAAAGCTTCTTTACATGCCTCGCCAAATTCATTGACAATTTGGCTAGATATGTCCACAGAGGCTTTATTAGCCTCTGTGAGAAGCATTTGTACTCTATTTAAGATAGAAGACATTAAGTGGCTAAGAACTCCTCAGGAGAATCTTCTGTAACTACCTCTACTATTTTTGCAGCATCTGCATCACTTTTAGTAGTAGCATTAGCCTGCTTCCATTGCTCTGATACTTTTAAGTTTTCTTCATTTATAAGATCATTAAACATATCCATGTGCTCTAAATCTTTTTTAGAAAACTCTACCTGCTTATCATCAACACTTATAGAAGCTATGTAGAATATATTATCGCCATTCTTTTTTCTTTTACTAGAAAGATTTAATACATGATTAAACATCAGGCTATTCCTACCTTTTAAGCCTTTTAATGTTTCGCCTATAGGCTTAAAATTCATACCTGTCACTCTCCATAGAACAGGCATCTCTTTAACTGCTGTGGCATCGCCATTTGCTTTTGTACATTCCATACTTAGCAAACCATAGACAAGTCTATAACACTTGATATTTTTTTGTGCGTCTATCTCAGCATCAGTTAATTGCTCTTTATCTTTACCAATAACTTTACCACATCTAACTCCACCTTTGGTATCTATAGGTTCGTCTTTCCAGGACTTGAAGATTACTGATGTTGATGCATATTTATTATCAGCAGCATCATACTCCATATATTGGTATGCATTAATGAAAGGTCTGAACTGTGCAGGCTTATCTTTCAAACCATACACCTTGTCTTCTGATTCAGGATCATAAATAGTATAAACCCCTGCTCTTAAGGCATTACCATCATCATCCTCTGCAGCTCTATTTATAGTCAATCTAGGAAGAGTCCCGGAACCCATTTGAGATCCATCATCTTGCCCTGTTAATTTCATAATCTCTTCTGTACTTAGATTATGAAACGCTTATACTTCGTTACTCATTCTGCACCTCCTGTGCTTATTTATAATAATATATTACTATATATATTAAATTTGTCAAACAAAAACAGACGTATCTAACCAATTAGATCCTGCCTTTATTTCTACGTCTAGTGGAACATCAAAATCAACACCATACATTTCTCTCATTTTATCAACAACACCAAGACAACCATTTTTTAAACAATCAGCTACTACTCTTTCCTCACCAGGAAAGACATCAGCTACTATGGAGTCATGTACAGTATTGATTAAGATGCTCTTTGTGCCATTGTCCTCTAGCAATTTTTGAGAAAGGATACACGCTAAAGGAACAATGTCAGCAGTGGCGAAGCCCTGCACAGGATAGTTTTTTATCTGTGTTGAAAAGCTTGAGCCACCCCATGGCATGCGTTCTGCATTTGGAAAAGCATATTGTCTACCTGAAGGTAGCGTCACGACTTTATGCCGTATTGCTTGATCTTGCAGCTTATCATGCCAAACTTTTATATCAGGATATTTTTTTAAGAATGCTGTGTAGTACCTCTTCTCTTCTTCAGTACCAGACATACCACCATACAAAGGTTTAAATGTATGTGCCTTTGCATTTTGTCTATCACATCCAATAGTATCAGCAGTAAATTGGTGAACATCAACACCATCTAATATATCCTGTAGCCCCTGTCTATCTTTAGATAGAAAGACAGCAACCCTAAATTCTAATTGTGCAAAGTCTATTTCCATAATTTTACCATTCTCAAATCTTGATCTTATAACTTTTCTTATAGGGAATGTACCACCTCTTGGTTGATTTTGGAAGTTAGGATCACGACTAGATAGTCTACCTGTTGTAGTAATGCATTGCATAAAGTTTGGATACAAGTAATTAACTTCTGTTTTATGTTTCTTAATACCTTCAACAAAAGTTTTTAAATAAGTATCTAATGCATTATACCTGGATATTTTTTCTACAAAGTTTCTTAACTCTTGATCTCCTTTAGCACCTATCTTTAGCAATGTACCCTTATCAGTTTTAAAACCACCCTCTGCAGCATCTGTATAAGAATCCGCAGTGACACCAAATCCTGCTCTCTCTTTTGTATTTATGTAAACAAAACCTTTTGCAGAACAATC